TTTACTCAACTAGGTAACGCAGCAAACCATGCAGCACAAACTATGAAGCAAGGCTTCACAGGAGTGGGCACCCAATTAAATCAAATTACACGGGCGTCTCAAACATCGAGCCAATCACTCATGCAAATGGGGGGGACAGCAAGTCGTCTGAACACTTATCTAAAGGCTGCCTTTACCGGGGTGATTGGGCAAGAAATCCTCCAGATGGCCGATTCGGTGTACAAAGCAGATTTGCGACTCAAACAAGTAACAAAATCTTCAGAAGATTATGCATCTGCACAAGCGTCAGTGAGTCGTGCAATGAATACAACATTTGTTGATGCTGAAACAGCCTCCAAAACATACCAAAGATTTTCACTGGCCATGGAAGGTACAGGAAGGTCTGCAGGAGACGTGGCCAAGGCCTTTGAAGCAGTAGGTCTTGGAGCAAGACTTGCAGGGTCTCAAGGGGCAGAGTTACGCTCTACCTTATTACAATTAACTCAAGCATTACAGGCCAATAGACTTGGGGGAGATGAACTCCGTTCTTTGATGGAAAATGCTCCAGTTTTAACCCGAGCATTTGCAAAGGAATTAGGCACTACAACAGGTGCTCTCCGGGATTTTGGAGCACAGGGTAAAATAGGTGCGGAAACTATAATAAATGCACTTCTAAAAAATAAAGATATTTGGGAGTCAGAGAATAAAAAGCTCGGAATATCTTTTGCAGAGATGTGGATAAGTGTAAAAAACACATTCGCTCGAACCATTGAGAATATGTTTGCGGATGCAGGTGTGCGAGATAAAATTTCATCTTTTGCGAAGTTTGTAGAGGACAATGCTGCGACCATAATGAAGTTTATAATCTTACTAGGCTCTGTGACTGTAATAAAATTTGTAGTTACAGAGCTTATGGCATTGTACTCAATGATTATGCAGATGGGTGGCGCAGTTCTGTGGCTAACCAATAACTTTGGGTTGATGGCGACTCAGATGTCAGGCTTCGCAGCGGCCATAGCGGCCTTCTTCGCTCAACTAGGGCCAGTGGGTTGGGCACTGTTGGCCATAGCTGCAGGACTTGCGGCAATTGCAGCATATAAACTCACCATAGGACGGCCACAAGAAATAAAACAAATAGAGGACACAACAAATGGCATAGAGACGTTAGACGAAACATTGCTGCGGCACCAGTCTGTAGTCGATTCAATGAACGCTCAACGGACCGACTATACAATGAAATACGTTTTAGACCCCAGCTCCAAGAACAAAGCATTGGCGGATATTTCAGAGTTGGGGAAAGCGTTAGGCACTCAAGGAGCATTGCTAGAGCAAGCAATCACAAAACAAAGTGCAAGACTTGTAAAATCTGTGAGCCTTGAAGATTTGAGAAAAGTTAGGTCAGAACTGACAAAAATGAAAGTGGCTGGGGGTACGGAGGTTCTCGATAAGCAGTACGCTCCAAAAAAAGAGACTAGTGCGTTTGGACAAAAGGTGGAACCATTCCTAGACCCAGCAGTTTCAAGACAATACTTGGCCGACTTAAAAAAATTGACAACTGACGCAAAAGCACTAGTAGATAGTACAAATATATCTCTTATAGACCCTGAGGTGACGGTGCGCCAGCTGGATATCATAACTGACAACTTTGAAAAAGCAGGGTACGCAAGCAAGGAAGCCTATAGTAAAGCGTTGTACTCATCAGGTCTTGGCCAGGAGCAAGTTGTTATAGTTACGGCCAACACTGAGCCGGCCAAAAAAGCTTTAGAGGAGATGCAAAAAGGTTTTAGGGATGCAGGGAAATTGGCAGTTCCAACTATAGCAGAGTCATCAGTGCCATCATTAGCTGCTAAATTAAAAATAGACACTGCAGATACACTTAAACAGGTTTCCAGCATTAAACCTGTTGTACAAGTAAAGACAAATGTAGAAACTGTAAAGGAAGAAATTAAAAAGGAAAGAGCACAGGAGCCGCCAGTAAAAGAGAAAGTTATCCCGGTAAGAGTGCAGGACACCACTAAATCTATCACTATTTTAAATGACGCACTAGCTACTATTATAGAGCCAAAGGATATCCCCATAACTGCTAATGATACCAACATTACAGCATTGGCAACTTCTTTGGAAGACATGAGAAGACCATATACTATAGAGATGTCGATTCAAGACACTGCCGACTCAATGGGTGAGTTTACGAAATCACTACTAGGTATAAAAGAGCAAGTTAAAACAATACCTATCAAAGTTGACGGGATAGAAGCTCTTAATGAGATAAAAAATATAAAAATTCCTCTCAAAAATATACCCGTTACAGTTAATCCTACGGAGTTTTCCACAGCATTGGAAAGGACAAAAGTTCCACCAACCAAAATCCCAGTCACAGCGGATAGTGCGGCACTGAAGGCCAGTGTGGAAAGCGGGCTAAAGAATATGCCTATAAACACCATGCAAGTCTCACCTAAAAAATTACTAGTCTCCGCTAAAGATATCGAGGTTAAAGAGTTTAAAGATAAGTTGAATACTTTCCTGGAAAAAAACCAACCTGATGAAGCTATCAAACTAGGTGAACTTGTAGACTGGGGTGGGATGAAGGATAAGTTGGATGAGTGGAGCACATCGTTCAAATATACTTGGAATTTTCATTGGGAGGCCATAAAGGCTTCGACAAGTAGTCAGATTAGTTTGATTAAAGAGATTATTCTTTCACTGATACCTACAGGGAGGATGCGGGACAGCTTTACCGAATTTTATAGGGTATATGACGACTTCCTCGGCAAGGTCTCAGATAAGACAAAAACCTGGTCAGTTAAGCAGGGGGGTTATTTCATAGACTTTATTAAAGATTTCGCGAAAGAAGCTGGGGACCTTCTTGCACAGGTAGAATGGAACCCAACAGAAGGGCTTAGAAAATCATGGAGGGAGTTTATGAACCCACCGAAGACTGCATCACCAACTCCAGCGGGTGCTGCGGAAAAAGGCCCAGTCATAGGGACACCAACACCCACTGCAGTTAACCCTGTGGGAGCCTACGTAAAACAGGTAGCGGAAGAGTTCAAGATGGGTCGCAGCCTTATTGAAAAACTTACAGAGGAAGCTTCATTTTACCAGAGTGCTAGAGCAGAGAGGGTGCAGGATGTATCTAAAGCAATAAAGGGCAGCTCGGAATTGGTAAAAGAGTCAATGGAGAATCTGAAGCGCGAAGATGTTATGAAGGAGAGGACGAAATCCACTGAGCAATACTTAGATACACTAAGAAAAATACCCGGGCTTGCGGCTGTAACTGCAGCTGAACTTAAAAAATTGGGATTATCTGAGGCTGAAGTCGGTCCGAAGGATAAAAAAGGGGAGTACAAACTACCAAGCTTTCAACAGTTCAGGTCAACTCAAAAAAATGAAGCCGAAGGTTTGTTGGAGATTCAAGCAAAAACAATGTTATCAGAGGAAGAAGCAGTATCTAGCGCGTTAAAATTAAGAGATGCTTATGCAGATGTTACTGAGTCTATTATAACCTATAAAGACAGCAACACTGTGATGGGGAGTAAAACTAACGAAACATCAGCCAACATTGCTCAACTGACAGCATCACTTACCAAGTATAATTCTCTACTAAATGAAATAAACTACGCGCAAAAAAAAGACCCCACAAAAGTTCCTGCTTTGCAGAAGAATCTAACAGACACAGCGGGTAAGATACAAACTCTTTCCACAGCAAAGACTAGTCAAGACATCCCTATGTCTGTTTACCAGCCGGAACTGGTGGCCAAGGCGGTAACTGCTTGGAAGCAGAGTTACAAAGATGGTGGGAAGGAAATATCTGAACACATCCGCAACAATCAACCAGTAAAGAATCTGGAAAAAACTTATAGAGAAGTATACGCAGTGCCTAAGGGGCCTTACTATCAGGCCAAAGATGTTACCGCACTAGGTTATGGAATTTCTTCCGATGCAATTGCAAAAGGGGCAAAAACAACTTCAGAACAAATACGAATAGCTAACGAAATGGTGTTGGGGGGAATAGATAGGGATGCGAAGTTAGTTAAACAGAAGCAATTGGAGATAGATAAAGAATACTATACTCAGCGTATTTCAGGATACACAGCAGGAGCTAAGCAGACAATACTTGAGCAGGACACAAAACCCATACTTAAGGCCGAAACTAATTTAAGGCAACAAGAGCTTGTATCTGGACGGCCTACAATGGACGCACGAGCAAATATCGGGTTGATGGCCGCAAATAGAGATATGAAGCTATCTTTACTAGAGTTGCATGATGAGTTGATGAAGGGAAAAAAGACTTGGCAAGAGTACTCTGAAGCGGTGATGACCGCCAACAATCGCAAACAAAAATTTGACGAAGCCAGAGCATTTAAAAGAATAGATGTTTATACACCAGGCAATGCAGGAGCGAAAGCATCCGACCAAAGGATAGAGGACTTCGCAGAAAAACTAGCCAAGCTTAGAAAGGAGGGAGACTCATTAAACCGTGGCCAATATGCCATGAAACTAATCTTAGAGGGGGATGTTAAAAGTAAAGAAGGAATTTACGCAGTCACCAAAGCTGCTTTTGCGTATGTTGATGCCGGGGAGAGAGCTAGGTCAGGGTGGTCTGCCGCTTGGGCGCAGAATGATAAAGATACTGCCGAAGCAACCCAAAGATTAGAGTCCTATTATCAAAGAGCAAAAGAAGAGGCTGAAGCTTTTGAAGCGGCTGGAATTAAAAAACAGCAAGACTCAGGCCCATTAAAATCTGGGTATTTAGAAGGAGCTTTCCAGCAAATAGGTGGGGAGCTTATGGGTATACTCAATGAAACATTTAATAAGGTAGGTGACACAGTAAAAAGTGCCCCAAGCCTATACGCTGACAAACAGCAGAAAAAATTTGAAATAGATTTGGGGCCCCAAGAACAAGCAAAGCAATTAGAAGATTTGGATAAACAATTTGAGAAACTTAAAGAGCACCAAGACCCGGTTGAGAATCTTTTTGAAAACTTTGTAAATTCAAGCAGAGGTTTGGAATTTACGTTACCTAAAGCGGCCAGGGCAACAGGGTTGTTATCCCAAGAAATAGCTGGTATGCCAAAAGAAATCCTTGCTGCAGAAGCTGCAATGAGTGAGTTAAATAAGACAGCTACAATTACTGCTGCGCCTAAGAAAGTTAAAAGAATGCCAACAGAGGACTTAAAAGAAGTAAAAGAAAAATTAAATGAAGACATCAAAGTAACACCCACTGTAAATATAGACCCAATACCTCTAATGTTACAAACCCCTGAACAGCTAAAGTCACCTTTCGTTAGTGCCATTGATGAGGCGTTCAAGCCTATGACAATTGAGCAGCTTCTGGTAGTGGAAACCAAGACTCAGAACAGAGGACTTGCCGAAGACAAGATGAATAAGTTCAACATAAATAAGCCTGAACCTCAGGCCTATGAGCCAGTAATTACTGGTAGGCGGGAAAGTAAGGACATATTTATGGACAATATTGAGAAGCGGTCTGCGGCTGTGGCTGGATTCATCGAAAGTTCTAGGGCAGCTGAGCCTATTGCACCTGCGCAGGGGGGGCCTCCTTCTGGGGCAGGTCCGGCCGGGGCAGGGTCAGGATACGGTATACCTGCTAAGAAGATTCAAGGCCTTGGCGAATCAAAAGATTTAGACACATCGGGAGCTGTTTCTGAGGTAAACAAATTAACTGCTGCAATTGACAACAGTGGAAAAGCAATAACCACATGGCAAAACAAATTAGACAAAACAGAAGCGTCTGCAGGTGGCCCATTTCAAGGGGTCAAAGACACATCACAAGCTGTTTTAGGTTACGGATGGGCCATAGAGAAAATGGCAACCTCTGCAGACATGTTAACTAAGAGACGCTCCGTGATAACCTCATCACAAGAGGCCTTAAATGCGCAATTGGAAGCAGGAACTTTGTCTTGGAAAAATTACCAAACCGCAGTTATAAACATGAAGATGGAAAATTCAGATTTATTTACTGGGCCTCAGCAAGCGGTGTTGGGCATGCATGCTGCCCTGGACGGAGTAATAAACCGCCTACCTGACATGGCACATGCAGTTTCTGCAGGGGTTTCTGAAGCTTTCACAGGATTATCTGATGCATTTGTTGGCTTTATGGATAAAGGCATAAGTGCCTCTATGCAAAACTTCTACGACAAAATGAAGGATATGATAGCTAAGACTATTATCGAAATGTACATTATGAAGCCGCTTGCGGAGGGTTTGCAAGACATTATGAAGGGGGGGAAAAAAGATGATGCCGCAGTAGAGCCGGGTAAAGAGGGCGGGGTTAAAAGGAGTCCTCAGCAAGAGCAAATGGCCGCAGCAACAGCAACCTCTCTCGCCGCAACTAAACTTGCTTCCGCTTCTACTCAATTTGGCACAGCAGCACAAACAGGCTCTCAACAAATTATTATGGCCTCAGCGCAACTGTCTCTGGCCGCAGAGAAGTTGATGATAGCTACTAGGCAACAACAAAATGCTGCAGTTGTTAAGGGACTTACTGGAGCTTTTGCAGGAGGTGGATTTGGCGGAGCTTCACCAGGTGAGCAGGTAAGCCCAGATGTGACGGGTACAGCTACGGGGGGTATGGGAGAAGGAATAGGGGCAAATATAGATAACAGTTCAAGAGGAATTATCCCTGAATTGGCAGATGGAGGCGTAGTGTCAGGGAGGACTCTTGCGTATGTTGGAGAAGCAGGACCTGAGGCAATAATCCCACTGGACAGATTCTTTAGCAACAGTTCGGCAGTGGCCCAAGGAGGTGGGGGGAATGGTGGAGGTAATAACACCGTTATAAATATCAACAATACAGTTTCCGATAAAGTTGAAGTAAAAACCAGAGACTCTACAGCGGATGATGGCACCCATGTAATTGAAATTATAGTAGAGGGCAGGATTCAGGAGATGTTCCAATCTGGGGCAATGGACCAATATATGTCGGCCAACTATGGCATAACTAGACCGGGGAAAATGTAAATGGCAACAGCATCTACCACATGGCCTACACTACTGCAGAAACACGTTGATAGTTCTTTTGCAGAAAGTGAAGACCCACAATTTCTTCTCTCCGATATAATGTATGGCCCAAAGAAATCTAGAAGGGTTGTCACCCGTGCTTTTAAGAAAGCCACCTGCACTATGATGCTTTCCATGGAAGAATATACAACTTTTAAATTTTGGTGGGATAACAAGTTAGACGGAGGGAATGGGACTTTCACCTTCAAACACCCCATATCTGAAGTTGACATAGTTTATAGATTTGAAAAGCCCTACAAATTTACCGCAGTGGGTAATATTTATTTTAGAATCGAGATGAATTGGCAGGAGGTTTAGGTGCCTACAGTATTTAAAAATACCGAAAGCTCACGAGCGGAATTTTATAAGCAAGAGGGGGGCCTTCCAAAAAGTCAGGGGGGTAGAGGTGTTTTTACTTGTTTGATAACTTTCTATCATCCGTCAGGGACGCTCAGGTTCATAAACAATACCGAAAGTGTTACCTCTAGAGGAAATTTATACAACGCTGTGGCCGTGACCATTGCCCTTCCTGCAGAGGACGGTAAGAGAGAGCCATACGCAACGATTGAAATAGACAATATAACCACAGATTTAGTGGATGAATTACGTGCCATTAGTGAGCCAATGGATGCAGAGTTAGAAATGGTATTTACAGAGTATCCCGACATTGTGGAGTACTCACTTACTGGGCTTTCAGTGGGCTCTGCAAACATAGCTGCTGAAAGGGTCACACTTAAATTAATGTATCAAGACATTTTAAATCAAATTTTCCCGGGACACACATACAACCCACAAGAATTTGCAGGGATTTTTTAATGGTAAATATAAGCGAGCTGATAGGTATTCCGTATCTAGCAGATGGCGCCTCAGAGCAGGGTTGTGATTGTTGGGGTTTAGTGCAACTGTATTATAGTAAATACAAAAACACCCAACTGCCAAAGTTTGCAGGCGTGTACACTAATCCCCAGTTGGTAAGACCTATTGGTGAAAAGCAGTTAGTTGCAGGAGATATTGTATTGATACGTGAATTTGGAGATAGCTTGCATTGTGGCGTATACCTCTACAATGATATCATACTAAATTCACAAGACCCTCACGGGTCCCATTTAGCTAAACTTACCTCACCAAAGTGGAAAGGGAGAGTTTTATCTTATTTGAGGATTAATCATGTCTAAGGAGTTGGTAGTTTTTGAGAAGAAGGCCGCTGTTGATTACATGTTGAGGGTGTTTGTAAAGCGACATCCTCTGGCCGTTGCCCGAGAACATTACTACTCGGCCAATTTGACAGTTTCAGAGATTGTAAATCTGGCAGATATCGGTGGTGAGGTAATTGTCTTCCTAAACGGGAAAGAGTTGCCTGAAAAAGCGTGGAAGCTTACAAAAATAAAAAAAGATGTCCATGTAGTTATTGGAGCAAAGGCGTCAGGGGGTGGGAGCAAGAGCGAAGGAGGTAAGGGGATAGGTGACTGGATTAAGATAGTTGTAATGGTGGCCTTGTCCATAGTCTTATCACCACTAGTGGGTGCTTTGCTTATGAGTGTGATAATGGCGGCGGCATGGTTTGTGTTGAATTTAGTTATCCCTCCTCCTAAACCAAAAACTCCAGGTACTAAAGACAGAGAAGCAAGCAGTCAAGCTTACAATGTCACGGCCCAAGGTAATGACCCAAAACCATATGCCCCAGTAATAAAAGTGTATGGACACCACAAAGTATATCCTCCAGCAGCTAGTATACCATTTACGACGTGGCATGGGGACCGCAACGATTTACATTTGATATATGATTTGGGGTTTGGGACCTATGATTTTGAAAAAAATGCACAAGTGGCTGCAACTAAAAATTCTGAAGGCCATGGATTTATTGGGGCAACACCTATAACTTCATTTTTGGCCACAGACATATACTGGAACATCGTTGTATCAAATGCAGGCGAGGTGTCTTTCTCTACGGCAAAGTGCAAAACTAAGGCAAAGTACCGAGATAATCAAACAGGTATTCAGTTTCTAGCTGAGAATTATGGACCTGCTGGAAATCTTATAACCCTATATTTTGATGGAGTGCACAATGTAGGGTTTGTTGTAGGGAATTGGAATGGGCTTAACCCAACCAATAGGGTTGCTTTTTTTGATACAGGTGGCACATCTGCC